CATACACAGAATAATACCACTGACCCAAATCATTACCGAACCATATTTGAGGTGGAACTGTTGATAGATTAACATTACCCGTCTCAACAAATCTAAACTTGTCGTATCTTACATTTGATGTAATAACTTCAGGAATAAATGATATTCTCTCCTTACTGGCTATATTCTGGAATGAGAATAGGTAATAAGGATTCGGTAGTGTCTTATTCATAGACACAGTTGCAATAATGTTATTTACCTGGTTCTTCCTTATTATCAACATATTCGCTTATTATGTAGTGTGCGTCAAGTTTATCGTCCATCAATAGAAATAATATATTCATTAGATATTAGTTGTTGTTCCTGAAATTATTGATGGAACCCAAGAACATAAGTTTATGTTCCCTTGTAATGTTATAATCTCTTGTTTTTGGTTTTCACTTAAACAATCAAATATATCATTATTGATAATAACACCAAATCCAATAGGAGTTTTTGTTCCTGTTTCAAGGTTAAACTCACAAATAGGATTTGTTCCATTTTGCCAAGTTATAGTTAAACCATCTTGAGTTGGAAATCCTTTACAGGTGTTTATTTGTGAAATAAGATTTAGACCATCTATTTCATTAGCATATACAATATAGTTCATATTACCAAGTATTATAAGCCCATTTAGTTTTTAGATAAGTAATAACATTATTTCTTTCCGTTGTTGTTAATACTTTACCATAGACGATAATTTCACCTACATAACCAACAATAGCTGCGGCTCCGTCGTTATTAGCACCTACAGATATAGCGGCTACATTATCAGGTATAGTTCCAGCGCCACCACTTGCGTTATAAGTTATATCATTTACAGACCCACTAAATGCTCCAGCTGTTGTTCCTGATACAAAACCTAATTGATAGTTATTTTTACCACCTACTGTATCACCAGGAGAGCTGAAATAGAAACTGAATGCGTTATTGTCTGCTCCAAATAATAATGACCTATTATAAGGAAGAGTTGCTGTTCCTTGATAAGCTCTATATTTACCAACATATACAGGAGGGGCTTGGTCTGTATAATTGAATATTAAATCATTACTACGAGTATTAGCTAAATAACCAACATAAAAATATGTAAATCCACTATCACTAAATGATGTTCCTGTTGTTCTTATCAAACTATCACCACCATCAAAATAGATATATGAATTACCACTCCAAGAAGGTAATGTTGAACCAGTTGTTAAGGTTGGTTGTGCTGATGCTGTTGATTGAGTTAAATTATAGTTATTACCTGATTTATCATTCCATCTTTCTATAAAGTCAGTTCCTGTTCTCTTCGTAATAGTTGTAGCATCATTAGCATCATACCAAGTTCTCAATTGACTAATACTTGAAGGACTAAATGCTGGTGTTGTTGCGCTAGGGGTTGGCGTGGTAGTTGTTGTTGTTGTATTGGTAGGCGTGTTTGTATTAGTTGGAGTGTTAGTAGGTGTGCTCGTTGGATTAGGCGTATCTGTGGGTGTGGGTGTTGGAACTGGTGAAGCCCACTCATCGTATCTCCATTTGTCTCTTAAATAATTTTGGACTTGTTCTATTTCAGCTTGTGATAATACACGATTAAAGAACATAAACTCACAGAACTCGGCATTATTATTAGTATTAGTAGCAAATGTTCCACCTGAAGTAAAGTTTGTTCCAATAGCAATTTGGTTAAAGTTATTAGCCACAGAATTACCTGTAAAGAATTGTGTGCCTGTTAAACCAGATTGGTTTAATTCTAACTCAATATACCCTGTTGGATAAGGGCTTGTTTGAGCCAATAAATACTTATTATTTATATTTGTTGCGCTGTATGCGAATGATGTAGTAATACCCGCACCTTGTTTTCCTATCGTAATAGAGGCTATATTTGAGTTTCCAAATGTTGTTATAAAATTATTAGGAACATTACCAGCATCTAAACCACCTGTAATTGTATTTCCACTAACTAATCTATAAAGAACACCAAAGGCATCAGGAGTTGCTCCTGTATTGATATATCGTCCATTAGGTGATGTAAATACGGCAAAGGTTGTTCCGCCTGATTGAGGTATTAAAGTCGAGTCAAAACGCTGTGATAAGTATTTGGTTGTTCCTGATACAGCTGAACTCAAAAATCTAACAATAAGTGGAGCTCCTGGTATTTGACTTGAACCAGACCATATAGGAGCAGTATTGATTGTAGCCGCTGATAAAGTTTTTTGGTATGTTCCAATACTTCTCCAATTAGAAACATAGTTTGTTCCACCTGAAGTGATATAATCTATTGAACCTAAATTAGTGGCGTCATACCATAAAGCAGGTGTTTCAGGTAAAATGTATGGAGTTGAAGAAGGAGTTAAAGTAGGTGTGCTTGTAAAAGTTGGTGTGGGGGTACTTGTTGATGTTGAAGTAACAGTCGGTGTAGGTGAAGGAACAGGTGCTCCACCTTGAGGAACAACACCAGCTTGTTGTCCGTCATTCTCCATTTGTCTTGGCACCAAATCAACTCTTCTATACTTTGACTTCTTTGCGTCCCAAGCATCAAAAGCATTAGCATTTAATGGTGTCTTCCCGTTTTTTCCTACTAAACCTGGTTGATAATAATAGGTCTGTTGTTTCCCTAATACCCCCCAAGTTTTTTTACCGATATTATTTCTCATTTGATAATTTGGCTAAATAAAGGGGGACATAATCCCCCTTCATTATTATTTTTATTAGCAAGAACAATCTACTAAACTCAAGCCTACTAATGTAGAACTTAAAGTGTTAGCTAATATTTTAGCAGGTTCTCTCTCAAACCCTTCTAACATAATTGTATAAGCTGAACGGTCTGCAAAGGCAGTTCCAGTTTCAGCATTTCCGCTACTTAATGCGAGACCAAAGTCTTCGCCTAAATAAAAGATACTTCCTTCGTTTGTCTCAACAAATACCTTTAAGTTGGTATTTTGAGCAAGAAGTTTAATTTGGTTTCTAGTGCTTTGTTGCAACTTAAGGAATACTAGATTCACTTGTTGGTTATACACCACAGTACCATTCTCTAAACTTGCTTGTATGTTTTCAACAAAATTAGAAGTGTTCTTTTCAACTTGGAACTGATAAACAGTTCCACCTGTCGCACCGACTGTTAGGATTTCTTGGTCTCCGTTTTCTGTTGTACCAGTTACACAACCAGCAACAATATACGCAGCCTTAATACCACCAACAGAATCTCTGCAACCTTTACACACATTAGATGTGATAAAACAAGATGAGAAGCTCATAATTTCTATTTTTTAATTTTTAGTTCCATACGGAACAAGTTTAGTTTATGATAATCCGTTTTGGATTACGAATTGAGGCCAGGCCAGCTGTACCCCGATTTTAAAATTACTTCTCAAACGTACCTCGTCAAAATCAACAGAGTAGAACATTTTAAGAGTATCTTGGTCGCTTAATAAATCGACTCCCATAACTGCGTATCCTGCAGGCATAAGAACTAATTTATTGCTTCCGTTTAGACCTCCTACTGGATGCACCAAAATATTTGTTGCTGGATGGAATGTCTTAAAATCTTCGTAAGAAGACTCTGGATTGTAGTGGTAGTAGTTCGCTGTTCTATAGTTGATTAAGTATTTTCTATAGTTTGAGTGAGACATAAACACTACAAGGTCAGTTCTATTTACGATGTCGTCAGGAATTGCTTCAACTAATAAATCGACTTGAGTCAATGCGTTAGATGAAGTCAAAGTTGAACCTGATACATCAATAACTGAAGGGATATTATCAATCAATTCAATAAATCCAGAGAAGCAAGTATCAGCAGAAGAAGCTTGCCACATTAAGTTCTCTACATATTGAGAGATTTGTGCCACTTTAAGCTCAGAAATCTGGGCCTCAAACGGTACCGTTTCAGGAGTTGAACCTGGAGTTAATAACTGACCTACCCAATAGTTGTTTAAGTCAGCAGGACATAAAGACTCATTTACCTTATATTGGCAAACAGTTATGTCTCTTTGTGTATAGGTTGTTTGACCTGATGAAGTCCAACCACAACTACCTTCCTGCACATATAATGTTGAGTCAAGTAAGTTGATTGCTTGTGAGCCTTTAATACCAGGTTGTACCTTGATAATTTTTGCAGTCTCACCTTCTAGAATAGCTCTTCTTATCAATTCACCACCAACCTCATCTGTGTAAGTTGCTAATGAAGATAAATTAAAGCCGAAATCATATTTCTTATTCATTTCGTTTTGTTTTTATTTTTTAGTTTATTTATTTTTAGCAAAAGCGTTAGCTCTTGTTTTTACCAATGCAGACAATGCGTCATCTTGATAAGCGTTTAATTCAGCCGCGATGTTCTTTGGTAACTTAATTGGTTCTCCAGCTGGTTCTTTTGAGAACTTGGCTACTTTAGCCTTCATATCCTCATAATCACTTGCCATCTTCTCAATTCTCGTTACAATACTATCTACTTTTTCCATCATAGATTTCTTGAACTCTTGGTCGTCAATCGTGTCGTTTGCTTCACTTAAAGATGGAGCTCCCATTTCTTCCTTTTCAGGCATTTCAGGGTTTGCTTCCTCTATGTTTTCTCTCTCGGTGATTTTGCCGTCTTTAACCACGATTCTAAATACATTCACATTACCTGATGTATCTTTGAGCGCTAATTCGTGCTCACCATCGGGTGCTGGAGTTTCATTACCATCGGGACTAACAACATATACATCTTCACCAATATCAAAAGTTGGAGACTTTACAACAGTTCCGTCTTTTAATGTAGCATCTACGAAGTTTTGTGTTTTGTTTTCCATATCGTATTTTATTTCTTGGACTAATCCGTCCTTGATTTTTATTTTGGTTGTATCATCTAGCTCAAACTCGCCATCGGGAGCGGGTAATTGCCCATTATCTGTTATGATATAAATAGGTTCATCAATCGCCAATTCGCCTTCTGTGATGAGTTCATCACCCTTTTCAGCAACCTTATAGGAATTGAACTTATACAATCCAAGTAGTTTATTTATTTTGCGTATAGCATCTTGGTAAGTCATATTACTTAATTTCTTTTAGAATGTTTTTTATGTCTTCAAGGACTTTATGAGTTTCAGCATTAAACTTTGCCTTCTCCAAAAAATACCCTTGAACTGAAAACCCTTTTAGTTTTCCTTCTTTGACTTTCTCCCAAGTGGCATCGTCGGTTACCTTTATAATACACATCCAGGTTCCTTTTGGATAATCCATACCGAATACCTGTTGTTTATCTAATTTAGAGTCTTCAACAATCCAACTCTCAACAACATCAACTCCATTTAGAAACTTGCGTCCGTGTTCGATGTTAGTTTTATCCAAGAGTTTTTCTTGCATAAACTTCTGTTGTAGTTTCTTAATTGTTTCGGCTGTAAAATAGACATAGTAGATTTCACCAGTTATTTCATTCCTTCTAATAATCATCTTATCAGGAATCATAGCGGGGCCTGCTACTAATCTTTGTTCGTTGTTGAATACTTCAAACGATACTTCATCTTGACTTGAGAATGAAGACATCTCGTCATACTTTTTTATTGTGCTCTCAACCCAAGATAGAGCTTCCACTCCACCCCAAGCATCCATAGCTAATTTACCACAACCATCATCATAAGATTTGCTAGTTTCCAAATCTACTTTATGTCTTGTGATATAGGCTTTCATTCTCTTTACCGTCTCAATAGAGATGGGTTTTCCTTGAGCTAATTGTTGGGCTCTTACTTTTCCTACTTGAGTCATACAACCTTTAGGATTACCTGATTTCTCAATATAATCTATAGCCGCCTGCGCGTTTTTACGGATAAGTTCAGGGTAATCATCATAGCTAGCAAACCCATCAGTCCTATAAGTTCCA